CCAATCCAGAGGCGTTAGCAGTTGCCGTCAAAGACTTGAACATATCGCCAAAGACACAGCAAGAACTCGGCATTGAGGAAGTTTGGACTGTGCCGGACGATACTTCGACAAACATAGGTGATGATGAGGCTGATGAAGTTGTCAAATTTGAGCCGGTTCTCAGACCCGAAGAAACCGAGAAGTATATCCGCATACCCGTGCGCTCCTGCGATATTACTGCGACAATCACTATCTCAGCCAGCCGGGGCATAAAGGCATTGTATTGCGGCAAGGTGAAAAAAGTCGCAACATACCTGTTTGCTAAGGCCAAAGGTTGGACGATGGCTACGGCTAAAGCATGGGTCAAAGAACACGATAGTAAATCTATGAACACAATCGAAACGAGTCCGGTCATAAGGACCGCACGGTATATCGTTACCGAACCGATGCGTCAGGAATTGCTTAATCCGCGAAAAGAAGCGGCTGAGGTTATTCTACGCATCAAAGGCAAAATGTATTGAAGGAATAAATAGTGCATTAACCAAAAGGAAAAACTGCGGGCAACGACCGGGGTAGCTGCCGGTCGGATGCTGTAACCATCGGCCTGTTACAGGGGCTATTGGGTAAAACCGATAGCCCCTTTTTCTTTTGGTTAGCGAAAAACAAAGCCGGAGTAATTAGCTCGATAACGGCGGAAACATTAGGCGAAAGCTGGAGATGTTAGCCGTTCACAGTAGAGATTGCAGGCAAGACGCTGAATTAACGCAATTAAAGGAGCTTTATTATGTTAATAAGATTTTTAGCTGATTATGGCGAGGCCAAGAAGGACGATATTCGCAATACTAAAACAGACGAGGACGCACAGAGCTTGATTGACGAGAAAATTGCGGAGAAGTATATCGTTACCGAATCGACTGAGCCGACCAAACAGGAATTAGACATTGAGCAGATGCGTAAGGACATCGAAAAGGAAGTCAAGGAACAGCTCAAAACCGAGGTCAAGATGCCGGCCCAGCCAAAAGAAAACAAATCTCCCTGGCCCACTTTCGGCCATTTTGCACAGGCAGTCAGGACGGGTCAGACTGATGAAAAGTTATTGAATTATTGCAAATCTACCGGCATGGCTATCGCTATCAATGCCGATGGCGGTTTTCTTATCCCGCTGGAGTTTTCAACGGGACTGCTTACGGCTATGGCACAGGCTGGAGTGCTTGCCCCGAAATGCCGGAACTTCCCAATCAATAACAATCTGGCTCTACCGTTCGTTAATATCACTACGCAGGCAACAAGCTGGACGGGCGGAGTTAGGATTTATAAGCCAGCCGAAGGTGTGGCTAAAACAGGGAGTTTGCCGCAATTTGCCAAGGCTGAATTGCATCTTCACAAGATGACAGCGGTAGTTTATTCAACAGACGAACTTCTAAGCGATAGCCCGATAGCACTGGAGACGTTTCTCAACACAATGGTATCGACCGAATTTGCCTTAACCAAAGACGAGGACATTGTGTGGGGTAGTGGTGCTGGCGAATGTTTGGGTCTTATGAACTCACCGTGTCTTATTCCCGTTGGAAAAGAAACCGACCAGGTTGCAGATACTATTGTCACTCCAAACGTGTTAAAGATGTTTTCAAGGCTTTACACGCCATCAACAAGCAGGGCGGTCTGGCTTATAGCACAGGATGCTATGCCCCAGATTGCACAATTATCAATTACTGTTGGTACGGGCGGCGCTCCTGTCTTTATAGCGGACTTGAAGAACCCGTTGGGGCAGACCTTGCTGGGCAGACCGATTATATGGTCGCCGCATTGTCAGACCGTAGGCACGACCGGCGATATTGTCCTTGCCGACTTTAGCCAGTATGTGACCGTCACAAAGGCAGGAAAGGAAATGGACACCGCAACCAGTATCCATTTGAAGTTCCTTGAAGACGAGACGGCATTTCGGTTCGTTATACGATTTGACGGCCAGCCGTGGTGGACATCGGCGATTACTCCGAAGCACGGCAGCAGCACGGTATCACCGTTCATTTCGCTTGCTTCGAGAGACTAAAATAAAACTTAACTAAGGAGATTTATTATGAGTTTAGATGATGCACATTTTGTTATGCCTCCGAGTACCTCGGATACGCTTGCCGGTTCGCCGGTAACCGATTTTGTGGGCACAGATGTCCCATCAGATACGGTCTGTATGTCGAAATACAATGTGGCGTATTTTTTATGGTTTCACGGTGTTGGCACGGCTGGGACCCACGCTATTACGGTGCTTCCTATTGATGAGGTTGGTGGTACAGCTACGACAGCAATTCCGTATCAATACAAGCGGGTCAGTTCTACCGACACGAATACCGCCTGGGCTTGGGCCACAAGCAATACAATGACAACGACTGCTGGTTCAGACCAGATATATGTCATTAAGGTCCATGCGGATGATTTGCCGCTCGGATACGAATATGTTTATTCGCTTGCAACAGCGGTCGACAGTACGACTGTACTTGGCGGATGCATAATCATAATGGATGAACCCAGGTATGCACAGGACACATCTGAGACGGTAATAACGTAAGTATAATCCATTAAACTCGAAAGGAGTTTACTATGGCTTCTAAATTAGGGTCATACTGGAAGAATGGTACAATGAACTTTTATGACCACAAGGGCCATCCTGCGTTCAGGTTTGGCTTGTGGGCGAATTGTCCGATACACGCCATAAAGTGCGACCCAAGTTTGGCGCACGTTTTCTTTCACGACTTTTTTGAGCATACTGACGGCGATGCTTTTACTAAAGCCGTTTATCCGGCTGGTGCGCCAGCAGGAACTACCGGCATCGAAGCGGGTATCGGCGGCTGGTACAAAACCTATGCCGATGCTGACGATAACGATGAGGCCTATGAAGTAAGCACTGGGGAAAGCTGGCTATTTGCTGACGGTAAAAAGCTGTGGTTTGAGTGCAGTCTTAAATTGAGTGAAGGGGCAACCAATAAAGCCAACTGGATTATCGGTTTGATGCAAGAAGCTGGCGAGAATGCGCTTCTTGATAACGGCGGTGGACCCGCTGGAACTTACGATGGCGCTGTGTTTTATAAGGTCGATGGTACGATGTCCACTATGTTCGAGAGCAGTAACGATACGACGCAGGCTACCGCGACTACAATGGGTACTTTTGTCAGCGGCACGGCACAACGGTTAGGCTTTTATTATGATGGAACTGCAACGACAAGTACGATTACGCCATACATAGATGGCGTAGCAAAGACGGCTCAGACTATTGCAAATTCAGGACTCTTGGAAATGGAATTGTTTTTCGGCGTCAAAGCCGGTGGAGGTGTACCCGAAGAGGCATTAGAAATCGATTGGATTAAGTGTGTTCAATTAAGATAAAGGAGACAAATTATGGCTCAGACAAGGTCATTTTGGAAGAACGGCGTTATGGGCTTTTATGATGAATCTGGCAACTCCGATTATCGAACAGGTGTGTGGGCAGATTGCCCCTTGTTGGCAATCGAATCAGACCCATCATTAGCGTATGTGTTCTTTGAGGACTTTACAAACTTTTACGCCATTACCGATGCTGACCCGCCAACTGTGGCAGGTTGGACTGTTACACAGGGAGCTAATACGAACGGTGGTATTGCTATCAAGGCCGGAGCGGGTGGCATTCTGGAAATCGATTGCGAATCCACTACACAGCACGAAGGGATAAATATGCAACAAGATGTTGCCCATTTCAAATGTGCTGCCAACAAGGATTTGTGGTTTGAGGCAAGAATCAGGGTCACAGACACCTTCGATGATATTCAGCTTTTTTGCGGCATATCAACGTTAGATACAACGCTGATGAAAAATGATGGCGATTTGGATACCGGCTCTGATTATGTAGGCTTCGGAATTGAAACTGGTTTGAACGGTGTGACATCGTTTTATGTGTGCAAAGACGCCGCAGAGTTGAGCGATTCGATGGGCGCGACGGGAACGTTGGAAGAAACAACATGGATTCGGCTTGGTTTTCATATTGACGGCACAACTGGCATACACGCTTTTATTAACGGGGTCGAGCAGACTTTAACGAATGTAGTTTATACCGGCATACCTACAACAGACGCCCTTAGTGTTGGTTTTGCCAACCAAACGGATGGCACCGCCGATACTCTGCTCGATGTGGATTGGGTTCGCTGCGTTCAGTTGAGATAAGGAGATAAATTATGCCAAAATTACTATCGAGTATTAAGCGGTTCATTGGCGAATCTCATGAAGCTAAAGCGATTGATTGCCCTAACGGTTCGACCTTCTTGGAAACAGACACCGGCGATATGTATGTTTTTTCTAAAGCAACGAGCAGTTGGACTTTGAAGGATATGGCTTCAATTTTGCGAACAGACTGCCTCTTGAAAGAATTACTGGACGAAGCCAAAAAAACCAATGAGCAATTAGAATTAGTCGTTGGTTCGG